TGGTATTGGTACAAGTGCTCCTGCTGGAATGATGGAGATTGTTAATAATACAATTTCAGATGACTCATTATTATTAACATCAACGGAAGATTCAAGTTCAGCTGGTCCTGTTATAACATTAAAAAGAAACAGCTCAAGTCCTGCTGACGCAGATTATCTAGGACAAATAAAATTCAAAGGCGAAAATGACGCCGATCAAGAAATAATATATGCTAAAATTACAGCTAAAATAGATGACGCTTCCGATGGTGATGAAGATGGTATCATAGAAATCACACATAAGAAGGCCGGCGCTAATAATATTTCAGCAAGATGGAAATCAGACAAATTGATGTTGATTAATGGTACTAGTTTAGATGTAGCTGGTGACATAACTTTAAGTACAGTTAATAACACAACAAATATAAAAATTAAAGATTCAAGTGGTAGCGTATTAAAAACTATGTACGGAACAACCAGTTAATTAAGGGATAAATAGAATTATGGCAACACCAACAACAAGAGAACAATTAAAAGAATACGCTTTAAGAGCATTGGGTCAACCTGTTATAGAAATTAACGTTGACAATGATCAATTAGAGGATAGACTTGACGAAGCTTTACAATACTATTCTCAATATCATATGAATGCAATAAGAAGATGTTATTTAAAATATCAATATACACAGGCAGATTATGATAGAATCGTCACTAATGGAGACGTATCAGAGTCACAAACTAAAAACTCGGTAACTACAACATGGAAAGAAAATGCAAATTATATCGTAGTTCCAGAATCAGTTATATCTGTCACTAATATATTTCCTTTTTCAAGTAAAGGAAGTTTGAATTTATTTGACGTAAGATATCAAATGAGATTAAATGATCTCTATGATTTTTCTTCAACATCGGTAGTTAATTATGATATAGTAATGAGACAATTAGATTTTTTAGATCATATATTAGTAGGTGAAAAGCCATTAAGATTTAATCAAAACGATAACAAACTATTCATTGATATGGATTGGAAAGAAGATTTACAAGTTGGTGAATATTTGGTAATAGATTGTTTTAGAAAATTAGATCCAGAAACATTTACAGATGTATATAATGACCAATGGTTAAAAAGATATGTCACAACACTATTTAAAAAACAATGGGGAGCAAACCTGTCTAAATTTAACGGCGTTGCTATGATAGGTGGTGTGACTCTTAACGGAGGCCAAATATATTCTGAATCACTACAAGAGTGTGAAAAATTAGAAACAGAAATACGTACAACGTTTGAAGAGCCTCATAACTTCATAATAGGGTAAACAATTATGGTAGTAATGAATCCATACTTTCAGCACGGAGATGGGATCGGAAATGCATCCGAGAAATATCTATACGAAGATTTAATCATAGAAGGATTAAAAATATATGGTAATTTAGTTTACTATATGCCGAGAGATATTGTAAATAGAGATTTAGTATTAGGCGAAGACGTTAATAGTAAATTTAAAAATGCTTTTCCTATTGAAATGTATTTTGAAACTACCGAGGGATTTGCTGGTCAGCAAGAATTAATCAATAAGTTCGGATTAGAAATTAGAGAAGATACTACATTGATGGTATCTAAAAGACGTTTTCATAATAAAGTAGACGTTAGAACAACATTAAACGTAAAAGGTAGACCTAACGAAGGAGATATTATATATTTTCCTTTAATGAATAGTTTTTTTGAGATTCAATTTGTTGAAGATCAGGAACCATTCTTTCAATTAGGAAATTTACCAGTTTATAAATTAAGGGTAACACGTTGGGAATACTCAAACGAAGGACTGGATACTGGAGTACAAGGCATTGACGATAAAGATGAAGCTTATTCTACAAACTTATTAGTAGATAGAATACATTTAGAAGATGGCAAAGGCACTATTCAACTTGAACAAGATGATGAATCTTCAGGTAATGCTAACTTCTTAATTAATGAAAGTTATGATAGTACAAAGGTTACGGTTCAAACACAATCAACATATGCACAAAATTTAGATTTAGATACAGCGGCTGGCTTTGATACAGCTAGTGTTGCTGATGATGTGCTAGACTTTACAGAAAGAAATCCATTTGGGGAGGTAGATGAAGTATGAGAGACGTAAAAGGTTTAATATCCTACACAAGTAAACAGGCTAGAAAATTAAAAGATTTACAATTATTTAAAACATTAAAAAAAGAAGTTGTTGCTGGTGCAAACGGCACAATGGATTATGTTTTTAAAAAAGGTAAAAACTCTGGCAAGACTCATAAAACAAAGGAAAAATAATAAATGTTCGGCACACCGTTTTATAATGAAGGATTAAGAAAGATTATTATTGCTTTCGGTCAACTATTTAATAATATAGTTATTGAAAGTAAGAATAAGGATACTGGTGCCGTATTACAAAGAATAAAAGTACCTTTAGCATATGCGCCTAAAGAAAAATTTTTAGTTAGATTAGACCAACAAGCAGATTTAGACGACAGATCATTTGCTGTCACTTTACCTAGAATGGGTTTTGAAATATCAGGTTTATCATATGACCCTACTAGAAAGTTAACTAGAATGCAAAAGATTAAACATGAGAAAACTCCTTTGACTAGAGACCAAAGGGTTGCTCTAATGGATCAGGTAGCAATGGAAGATGACAGTGGTTTTATTATGTTAGAAGAAGCAAACGCTACAACAGGTAATGCAGAGTTTCCATTATTAGAAACATCGCAAACAACTTTTGAAGATTCTAAAAAAGCGTTATACAATTGGACGCCTGTACCATATAACATAAGTTTAAACGTATATTGTTTTACAGCAACTGCTGAAAATGGTTTACAAATAGTAGAACAAATATTACCTTTCTTTCAACCAGACTATACGGTAACAGTAAATGTTATGCCTCAATTAAAAGTAAAAAGAGACGTACCAATTATTTTAAATAGTATAAATTATGAGGACAGTTATGATGGTGCATTTACAAATAGAAGAGCAGTAATATATACAATGAATTTTACAGCAAAAACATACTTGTTCGGACCAACAGTCAGTCAAGGTGTTATTAAAAAAGTACAATCAGATTTATATGCTGATACAGATACAGCAAATACTCCTAGAGAAGGAAGAATAACTGTTATACCTAATCCACCTAATGCGGATGTGACAGATGATTTTGGATTTACAACAACAATAGAAAATTTTACAGATGGTAAAACATATAATCCAAAGACAGGAAGTGATGAATAATTATGGCAAATTTAGAAGAAAAAGTTAATGAGATTTTAGGATTAGAAACTAAATCGGAAAAAATAGAAGAAACAAAAGATTTTCAGCCACCTGTTGAGAGACCAAAAGGAGAGGTTGAAGTAAAAACGGAAAAAGATATTAATCAAGATTACTCTTATAGTAGAGATAGTTATTATAATCTAATAGATAAAGGTAATGAAGCTATTGAAGGAATATTAGAAATTGCAAAAGAAGGCCAACACCCTAGAGCATATGAAGTTGCAGGTCAATTAATAGGTCAAGTTGGACAAACTGTAGACAAACTACAAGATTTACAGAAAAAATTAAAAGACTTAAAACAAGTACCTAAAACGGCAAGTACAAACGTTAAAAATGCTCTTTTTGTTGGCTCTACTGCTGAGTTGCAGAAAATGTTAAACAGAAAACAAGAAGATGAAACAATTGAAAAAAATATTACTCCCAAAAAGGAGTAGAAAATGAGTGAAGCATATTTAGGGAATCCTAACCTTAAAAAGGTTAATACTCCTGTTGAATTTACTGAAGATCAAATAGTAGAGTACCAAAAGTGTGCTGGCAATCCAATATACTTTATGGAAAACTATATTAAAATAGTTTCTCTTGACGAGGGTCTAGTACCTTTTAACATGTATGATTTTCAAAAGACTATAGTAAATACTATACATGATAATAGATTTACAATCTGTAAACTACCAAGACAATCAGGTAAATCAACAACAACAATTTCTTATCTATTGCATTATGCATTATTTAATCCTAATAGTAATATTGCTATTCTAGCAAACAAATCCTCAACGGCAAGAGATATATTAGGTAGACTGCAACTTGCATATGAAAATTTACCAAAGTGGTTACAACAAGGTGTTATAAACTGGAACAAAGGTAATATAGAATTAGAAAACAAGTCAACTATTGTGGCGGCTGCTACATCATCAAGTGCTATCCGAGGTGGTTCTTTTAATATTATATTTCTTGATGAGTTTGCTTTCGTACCTACCAATATTGCCGAAATGTTTTTTAGCTCAGTTTATCCTACGATATCTGCTGGTACAAAAACTAAAATGATTATTGTATCTACACCTTATGGTATGAATATGTACTATAAGATTTGGATGGATGCTATCAATCAGAAAAACGATTATATACCAATTGAAGTACATTGGAGTGAAGTGCCAGGTCGTGATGAAAAATGGAAAGAACAAACAATACGTAATACAAGTGAGGAACAATTTCAACAAGAGTTTGAGTGTGAATTTTTAGGTTCAGTTAATACTTTAATTTCAGCCGCTAAAATAAAAGCACTGCCTTATTTAACACCATTAAAATCTGCTCAAGGTGTTGACATATACGAAGACGCAATTAAAGGTCATACTTATGTGGCCTCTGTAGATGTTTCACGTGGTGTAGATAAAGATTATTCTGCCTTTCTGGTATTTGATGTGACTAAAATGCCTTACAAGGTTGTTGCTAAATTTAGAAGTAATGAAATTAAACCTTTTGTATTTCCTAATATGATATCTAAAGTTTGTAAGAATTATAACGAGGCACATATATTAACAGAGGTAAACGATATAGGCCAACAAGTTGCAGAAGCTTTACAATTTGAGATAGAGTATCCTAATATATTAATGACAACACAAAAAGGTCGTGCTGGTCAAATATTAGGTGCTATGTATAGTGGCCGAGGCTCATCTATAGGTGTTCGTATGACAAAGGCAATTAAGAAAGTCGGTTGTTCTAATTTAAAGACACTTATTGAAGGAGATAAGATAGTAGTAAACGATTTTAACATTATTCAGGAGATGTCAACCTTTACAAAAAGAGGCCAAAGTTGGCAGGCTGAAGACGGTTCCAATGATGATTTAATGATGTGTTTAGTTATATTTGGTTGGTTGTCTAATCAACCTTATTTTAAAGAGTTGACTAATACAAATGCACGTCAAAAAATGTACGAGGAACAACGAAATTTAATAGAGCAGGATATGGCACCGTTCGGATTTGTAGACGATGGTGTGACCGATCCTGAAGACGAGGAAACAGTAGATGAATATGGTACTAGATGGTTTCCTGTGTCTAGAAAAGGACAATAGTCTATTTTCTTGATATTATAAATATCTGTACTGGCTTTAAATATGGATGTAAGAAAACTTACAAAGTTGTGAAATATAATATAAGATTAATAATTAGCTAATTAAGAGGAGAATAACCTATGGCATTTCAAGTATCACCAGGTGTTCTTGTACAGGAAAGAGACTTAACTAGAATCATTCCTGCTGTATCAACTTCAATAGGCGCTTTTGCTGGAGAATTCCGTAAAGGTCCTTTAGATGAGATTACATCAATCTCTAGTGAACAAGAGTTAGTAAGTGTTTTTGGAAAACCCGATTCAAATAACTTTGAAGCGTTTTTTTCAGCTGCAAACTTCTTATCTTACTCTAACGCATTAAGAGTAGTACGAGTACAAAATACTGGTTTAGCAAACGCAGCCGTTTCAGGTTCAGCAATTGCTATCAAAAATACACAAGACTACCAGGACAATTACGGTGCTGGTCAGGCGTCTGTAGGAGAATGGGCGGCTAGAACAGCAGGAGTTTGGGGCAATGGCCTTAAAGTATCTGCTTGTTATAGCGCAACTGCTTTCCAAGAAGACGCAAAGACAACATTGAACGACTCTGCTATGGCCGTTGGTCATACGACAGTGACGTTAACATCGGGAACTGGTTTTGCAGTCGGCGATATCGTTGAGTTTTCAACGAGTGCTGCTGGAACAGATTACGATGGCAGAAAATATAAAATAACAAACGTAGCCACTAACGATATTACTTTCGTTAGAGCGGATACACTACAAGGTGGTTTACATCAAGTACCGGCTAACGGTGCAAACGTAAGAAGACTTTGGGAATACTATGACATAGTGTCAGGTGCTCCAGGAACTTCTCCTTACGCTACTTCTAAATCAGGAGTAAATGATGAAATGCACATTGTCGTTGTAGACGAAGACGGTAACATAACAGGCAAAACAGGCGAAGTAATTGAAGTTTATGATAAAGTATCAAAAGCTTCAGACGCAAAAACACCACAAGGTGATTCAAACTATTACAGAGACGTTTTATTTAATAGATCAGCGTACATCTATAATATGGATCATCATGCTTCAGGATCAAATTGGGGTTCAGCAGCTGCAGGAATAACTTTCACAGCAGTTGATACACCAAAAACTGATTCTTTAATAAATGGTGCTGACGGTTCAGCTGCAACAGCAGGTGAAAGAAAAACTGCTTACGAGAAATTTGAAGACTCGGAAACAGTTGACGTTGGTTTACTTATCGCTGGTACGTGTGACGCAACTCACGTTGACGACCTAATAACAATAGCAGAAAAAAGAAAAGACGCTATAGCATTTGTATCTCCAGAGAGAGCAGATGTTTGTAATGTAGCTTCATCAATCACACAAACACAAAACGTAAAAGCATTTATGAACGGTATCCGTTCTTCTTCTTACGTAGTGTTAGATAGTGGTTACAAATACCAATACGACAGATATAATGACGTATACAGATTTGTACCATTAAATGGTGATATGGCAGGTCTTTCTGCTAGAACTGATTTAATCGCAGACAGCTGGTTTTCTCCAGCAGGATTAAACAGAGGTGTTATCAGAGGCGCTGTTAAGTTAGCATATAATCCAAGTAAATCTCAAAGAGACGAATTGTACAAAGCAAGAATTAACCCAGTGGTTACATTCCCAGGCCAAGGTACAGTATTGTTTGGAGATAAAACTGGTTTATCTGCTCCTTCAGCATTTGATAGAATCAATGTAAGAAGACTGTTTATAGTATTAGAGAAGGCAATCTCAACTGCTTCTAAATTTCAATTGTTTGAGTTTAACGATGAGTTTACAAGAGCAAACTTTAGAAACATAGTAGAGCCTTTTTTAAGAGAAGTACAAGGTAGACGAGGAATCACAGACTTTATGGTTCTTTGTGACGAAACTAACAACACAGGTGAAGTAATTGATAGAAACGAGTTTATAGCGGAGATTTTCATTAAACCTGCTAGAAGCATTAACTTTATCACTTTACAATTCATCGCAACACGAACTGGCGTCTCTTTTGAAGAGGTTGCAGGTTAATAGAGGAGAAATAAAAAATGGCAAACATTAACGATTTCAAAGCTAAACTTGCAGGCGGTGGTTCAAGAGCCAATCAGTTTAAGGTTACAATGCCTTTTCCTGGTTACGCACAAGTTGGTGGAGAAATAGAAGACTTAGCATTTTTATGTACAGCTACATCTATACCAAGTATGGCCGTTGCAAATATCAACGTGCCTTTTAGAGGTAGAGCAATTAAAATTGCAGGTGACAGAACAATTCCGTCATGGTCAATTACGGTACTAAACGATACAAATTTCAAATTAAGAAACGCATTTGAAAGATGGCAGAATGGTATCAATAATATGACTGATAACGAGGGATTAACTAATCCAGTTGATTACCAAGTTGACGCATTTGTAGATCATCTTGACAGAAATGGTAATAACATAAAATCGTATACTTTGAGAGGTTTATTTCCGACAGAGATCGGTGGTATTGATTTAAGTATGGCCGAAACGACAGAGGTAGAAACTTTTGGCGTGACGTTTGAATATCAGTACTTTGAAACAAACACTACAACGTAATACAAAAATTTGGAAGGCGGCCTAAAAACCGCCTTCTTAAAACTATTATAAGTAGTAAAAGGAAATAAAAGGAGTTAAATTATGGCAGAATTTTTTGGATTTAAGATAACAAGAGAAAAGCCTAAATCCGATCCGAAACAAAGTTTTAGCGTACCACAAGCCGAAGACGGCACACAAGTTGTAGCGGCCGGAGGGTATTTTGCGTCTCACCTTGACATGGAAGGGAACGCAAAGACTGAAGCGGATCTCATAAGAAGATACAGAGAAATTTCAATACATCCTGAATGTGATATGGCCATTGAAGATATAATCAATGAAGCTATCGTGAGTAATGAAAATAGACAGGCTGTAAATTTAAATACAAATAATGTGCCTTATGGAAGGGACATTAAGAGAAGAATAGAAGAAGAATTTTCTGAAGTATTAAGACTATTACAATTTAATACTAGAGGACATGACATCTTTAGACGATGGTATGTTGATGGTAGAATTTACTACCAAAAAATTATTGATACAGAATCAGGACAAAAAGGTATTACAGAATTAAAATATCTTGATCCTCGGAAAATCAAAAAAATCAGAGAAGTAAGAAAGAGAAGACCTGACGGAGTTGCTCCATCGGCTACGAATTTAGTAGACGAAACTATGGAGTATTTTTTGTTTAATGAAAGAGGTGTAGGTGGTGCTAGTTTACAAGGTATAAAAATCGCTGTAGATACTATCGCATTTTGTCCATCAGGTTTAATAGATCAGAATAAAAATATAATTTTATCATACTTACATAAAGCAATCAAACCAGTTAATCAATTAAGAATGATTGAAGACGCTGCTGTTATTTACAGAATAGCAAGAGCGCCTGAAAGACGTATATTTAAAATTGATGTTGGTAATTTGCCTAAAATGAAAGCTGAACAATATTTAAGAGACGTTATGGCAAGATACAGAAACAAACTTGTATATGACGCAGCTACTGGTGAGATAAGAGACGATAGAAATTATATGTCAATGTTAGAAGACTTTTGGTTACCAAGTAGAGAGGGTGGTAGAGGTACAGATATTTCTACTTTACCAGGTGGTCAGAATTTAGGTGAGATTACTGATATAGAATACTTTAGAAGTAAACTATACAGATCACTAAACGTACCATCAAGTAGACTTGAAGCTTCTAGTGGATTTAATTTAGGAAGATCAACAGAAATAACTAGAGACGAATTAAAATTTACTAAATTTGTTCAAAGATTAAGAAAGAAATTTATTGAATTATTTAATGACATTTTAAGAACTCAATTAGTTTTAAAACAAATCATATCGGAAGAAGAATGGCCGATGATAAGAGATAATATATTCTATGACTTTTTACAAGACGGTCATTTTGCAGAATTAAAAACTGCCGAAATGTTGAAAGATAGAATAGCTTTAGCAAACGATGTTAGAGACTATGTTGGTAAATATTTCTCTGTTGAATATGTTAGAAAAAATATATTGAAACAGAGTGACGCTGATATAGAGAAAATAGACAAACAAATTAAACAAGAAATAGATAAGGGAATCATATCAAGTCCTGGCAATCAGGTCGTTGATAGTGAGGACACATATTAATGAAAGGAATGAAACATGCCTAATCAAGAAATAAAAAACTTTATAGACAAACTAGGTGCTGGTAAAAACGCAGAAGCCGGTGACGCTTTTAAAGACGCTTTAAGATCAAAAGTAGGAGACGCATTAGACCAAAGACGAAAAGACATGGCGAGTGCTATGTTCAATGGTCAAGCAATGCCTCATAGTGATAGCAAACCACAAGTTGCAACACCAGGACAATTCAATCAAGACGGTACAATTACAAACGCCGATGGTACAGACGGTAAAACAGCTGCTGATTTATCAGCAGAAACTAAACCTGAAGTAGCAGAACCATCTGCTGAACCGGTAACACCCGAAGTTGAAGCACAACCTGAAGCGCCTGTAGAGGCACCAGCAGAAGCACCAGCAACGGAACAATAATATGTTAAGAGTAAGTGACATTGTGGAAAACAATAAACTATTTGACAGTGTTGCATTTAACAGTTTAACACCTGTTATGCAAACAGCGGTTAAAGAAATCTTTTCAACTATTGAAAAAGACAAAGAAATTAACGCAGAAAATTTACCTATGAAATTTGAAGACGCTTTAGATAATGTTGCTACTCTTAATGAAATAGAAAAAGAAGCATTAGAACAATATTTTGATGATGAGATAAGTGAATACTTGGACAAAATGGGAGATCAAGAATAATGGCAGACACGGTAACAACACAAACAATAGCAGATACTTCAGGTATTAAATACGTAGTTAAATTAACAAACGTTTCAGATGGAACTGGCGAAACAAACGTTAAGAAGATAGACGCTAGCGCATTAACTTTTATGACCGAAGATGGTAATAGAAAGTTATCAAAAATTTGGTACTCTATAAACTCACACGATAATAAAGCGGCTGTTGAGTTAATATGGGACGGTACTATAAATGCAACAATGGTTTTATTATCAGGAAATGGTTATTGGGATTTAAGAACACCTGGTAATGAGATTCCTAACAACTCTACTACACCAACAGGTGATGTATTATTGTCAACAAAGAACTTTGCAAGTGGCGATAATTACACAATTATAGCAGAGTTTAGGTAAAAACCTTTATAAATATAGGAACAAAGGAATTAGAGGGATTTTATGAAACTAATATCGGAAGAAGTACAAAACGCCGAGTATCTTGTAGAAGAAACTAACGGTAAAAAGAATTACAAAATTAGAGGAGTCTTCCTACAATCTGAAATCAAAAATAGAAATGGACGAGTATATGAAAAAGAGATTTTGGAGAAAGAAGTAAGAAGATATAACGCAGAATTTATTAATAAAAAAAGAGCCTTTGGCGAACTTGGACATCCAGACAGTCCAACAGTAAATCTAGAGAGAGTAAGTCATATGATTACTTCTCTATATCCAGATGGCACTAATTTTATTGGTGAAGCAAAGATAATGAATACACCATACGGTAAGATTGTAAAAGGTCTTATTGACGAGGGTGCTCAATTAGGAGTATCTTCTAGAGGTATGGGATCATTGTCTCAAAGAGGTGGTGTTAATTATGTAGGTAGAGATTTTTATTTAGCTACAGCCGCTGATATTGTTGCAGATCCAAGCGCTCCAGACGCTTTCGTAGAAGGCATTATGGAGAATAGAGAATGGGTATGGAACAATGGCGTTCTCGTTGAAAAAGACATAGAGTCTTGGAAACGTGACGTGGAAGCTGCGAAAAGACTTGCTTTAGCAGAGGCTAAGGCGGAAGTCTTTCAAAAGTTTCTTAAAAAACTCTAGTTTTATAAATAGTACTACAAGAATTTTAAATAACTAGTTAAAATAAAAAAAAGGAGATTTCTCAATGGCCGAAAATTTAAAAAAGATTGAGGCAGTAAAAGACCAGAAAGAGGTAACAGAAAACACTGTTAGTCCTCAAGCTGATCTTCCGAAGAAAAATGCTGTTGCAGCTGAACCTACACATCTGAAAAACGATGCTGAGGATTTAGGTGCGGCTGTAGTTAAACCTACAGACAGTAATCCGGACGCTGCTAAATCTACAAAAGAAGTTTCTGGTCAAGCACCTCAAAAACATGAGGGTTCGCCTGATCCAATGCCTACTTTGAAAAAAGAAGACAAAAAAGAAACTGAATCGGATGATAAAGAAACTGTAAAAGAAGGCGAAATGCCGAAAGCTGCTCTTGACGCTTTGAAAAAATCTGGTAAAGACGTTACCAAAGAAGAAACTAAAGAAGACGAAAAAGAGACTAAAGCTGAAGACAAAGAAAAAGAGATTGACGTTAAAGAACACGTTGACGCTCTAATCGCTGGACAATCAGACTTATCTGAAGAATTTAAAACAAAAGCTGCAACTATTTTTGAAACAGCAATTAAATCTAAAGTAAAAGAGATTGCTGAAGAAATGGAAGCAGAAAGTAAAAAAAGATTCGAGGAAGAAACTTCTCAAGCAAAAGCAGAGTTAGTTGAAAAAGTTGACTCATATCTATCATACGTGGTAGAGGAGTGGATGAAAGAAAACGAACTTGCTTTAGAGAGAGGAATCAAAGGCGAAATCGCTGAGGACTTTATCAGTGGTCTTAAAAAATTATTTGAAGACCATTACATAAATGTTCCAGACGAAAAATATAATGTACTTGAAGATCAAGCTTCTAAAATAGACGAACTACAAAAAAAGTTAGACGAGTCTATTGAGAAGAATGTTGAACTTTCAAAGCAATCAAATAAGTACAAAGCAGAAGAAATTAAAAATGACGCTGCTAAAGACTTAACTGAAACAGCTAAAGAAAAATTTAACAAACTTGCTGAGGAAGTAGATTATTCAACAGAAGCAGATTACAGACAAAAAATTACTACTATTAAAGAAAGTTATTTTAAGTCAAAAGACGTTTCTGGTGACGGTATAGACGAAGTAGCGACAGGAGAAGGTACTCAACCTGAGGACTTATCCAATGCGATGGCTGCTTATAGTGCCGCTATTAGTCAAACAAAAAACATTAAGTTGTCTAACAAATAATAGGGAGATAAAAAACATGTATTTATCAGAACAATACGAAAAAAAATGGCAGCCGGTGTTAGAGCATCCTGATTTACCGAAAATCAGTGACTCTTACAAACGTGCCGTTACCGCTACTGTCTTGGAAAACCAAGAAAGAGCAATGAAGGAGGATTCAGCATTTATGACTGAAGCTGCTCCTACAAACAATACTGCTGGTACTTCAAATTGGGATCCAATTTTGATTTCACTAGTAAGAAGAGCAATGCCTAACCTTATCGCTTACGATATCGCAGGTGTTCAACCAATGACTGGTCCAACTGGCCTTATTTTCGCAATGAGATCAAGATACACTTCAGCAACTGGCGGAGAAGCGCTATTTGACGAAGCTGATACTGATTTCTCATCTAGAAATGCTGCTGGTGATTCAGTGACTGCTGACGGAGTGACAGAGCACAGAGGAACTAATCCATCTGTACTTAACGACTCTCCTGCTGGCGAGTACACTAGAGGTCAAGGTATGACTACAGCTGCTGCTGAAGCATTAGGTGACGCTACAGCTAACCAGTTTGCTGAAATGGCTTTCTCAATTGAGAAAACTACAGTGACTGCTAGAAGTAGAGCTCTTAAAGCAGAATACACTATGGAACTTGCTCAAGATTTAAAAGCAATCCACGGTTTAGACGCTGAAACAGAATTAGCAAACATTTTATCTGCTGAGATCCTTGCGGAAATCAACAGAGAAGTTGTTAGATCTGTTTACATCAATTCAGAAAAAGGCGCTGCTACAAACACAACTACTGCAGGTATCTTTGATTTAGATACTGACTCAAACGGTAGATGGTCTGTTGAGAGATTCAAAGGTCTTATGTTCCAATTGGAAAGAGACGCAAACAGAATCGCTCAAAGAACGAGAAGAGGTAAAGGGAACATGATCATTTGTTCTGCTGACGTTGCTTCTGCTCTTCAAATGGCTGGTGTTTTAGATTACACGCCTGCATTAAACAACAATCTAAACGTTGACGACACTGGTAGCACATTCGCTGGTGTATTAAACGGCAGATTCAAAGTATACATCGATCCATACTCAGCAAACTCTAGTGCTAGTCAGTACTACGTTGTTGGTTACAAAGGTACATCACCTTATGACGCTGGTATGTTCTATTGTCCATATGTTCCTCTACAAATGGTAAGAGCAGTTGGTCAAGATACTTTCCAACCAAAAATTGGTTTCAAAACTAGATATGGTCTAGTAGCTAACCCATTTGCGGAAACTGGTGCTGTATCAGGTGCTGTTTCTGGTGTGACTGATTCAGGTACACCAAACTCAAACAGATACTACCAAAAAGTTAAAGTATCAAACATCATGTAATACGTTGTTTAAACGTTTATTTAAAAAAGGGGGCTTCGGTCCCCTTTTTTTTTGGTCTTAATAATGGGATAAATAAAAGTATGAGTGATAATGATGAATATATGAAATATAAACCTGTCAAAGAAGGCAGTTTTAAATCATATGCACCGAGTATTATTAAAGGTATGGAACCAAGATTTGGTAATCGCTATGCCTCAAAATTATTTCCTTCAAGTAAAGTTAATTTAGATTTATCTCATAGATGTCCTTTAGAGTGTCCTAGATGTTCAAGGCAAATGCATTGGAGAGATAAAGGATTAAGAGTACCTGGTAGAGATATAACTATCAAAGAATTTGAAAAGATAGTAGATTATTTTGACAGAATACAATTTTGTGGTCAGTATTCTGATCCTATACACCACCCACACTTTATAAAATTTCTTTCAATGATACACGAAAGAAAAAAAATAAGTCAAGTACACGTTGCCTCTACACATAAACCAGATAAGTTTTTTATTGAAGCATGGAAGGCCAATCCTGATACACAATGGTGGTTTGGTATAGATGGTTTGCCTAGTGAAAGTCATAAGTATAGAGTTAATCAAGACGGTGAACTTCATTTTAAAAGAGCTGTTATGGCTAAAGAATATCTAAAGAAAAAACCTATATGGCAAATGATTGTATTCAGATATAATCAACATAGTATAAAAGATTGTGTCAAACTTGCCGAAGAAAATGGTATAGTTTTTAATCTAGTAAATAGTGGTAGATGGTTAGGTCCAGATGATTGGTTAATGCCTGAAAACAAAGCAGAGTCTAGAGGAGATTATGCCGAAACATGGGATCCGGAAGATAATAATATTGTTGGTCTTGCACCAGATGGTATTATGAATAAAAATTCCGATGGTTCCAACTATCAACACCCTACATTAAAAGATGGTACAGATTGGGCGGCTTTACCAGAGCATGTAAAAAGAGAAGATTTACATAAAAGAAAAACAGAGGATAGATCAAAAAAATTTTATAGAACAGCTGATGGTGGCAACTACTTAAAGGATAAAGATGACAGAAAAAGTTAAACTTAATTTTCCTCATATAACAGATTACAAAGATACTGAGCCAGATACAAAGATAGAACCTATGTGTATTAAAGGTAATATGAATTTGGCTATTACAAATAGAGGTGAGGTTATACCTTGTTGTAGATGTGATACAAACGAAAATATGAGTGATCCAGAGTTTAGAAAAATGATAGATAGAAGTAGAATAGCAGATCACGACAGTATAGATGATATAATAGAGTCAGATGTTTGGAAACAATTTTACGACCAACTAAAAGAAAACAGAGGTCCGAAGGCCTGCTGGGATACTTGTCGTACAAATAAGCCCGAATCAGACAAACAAGAAATGGTGTTTGCTGATAAAGACGGAAAACTCAAGGTTTGGGAACGAAAATAACCTAAATATAACAGAAAAATCAATGCATATGAAGAGCTTATTAAGAACAATTTTAGCAATGTTGCTAGTAATAATCTGTATTAAGGTTGTTGCTTTATTTCTGTTTATATGTTATATTGGATACTTTGATCCTAAATCTATAAATCCAATAGATCAAATAGAGGAAAGACTAGAAAAGGTAGAAACTAAAAACGATATTCTTACGGAAACAGAGAAGGAATTAGAGAAAGTGGCTACTGAAAAAGAATGGGACGAAGTAGATAAGGACAGTAATAAATAGTAGTATGACAACTTTAAAATCTAGACAACCAACAAAATTAGACTATGCAAGTCCAACGCAGTTTAAGTTTAGTATATTAAAATTACCGAAGACTGAATACTTTTGTACAGCAGTTAATATACCAGGAATATCTTTAGCAGGAACACCTGTACAACAAACTATGTTAAAAGATATACCTTTACCAGGTGATAAACTAAATTATGAAAATTTATCTATGACTTTTTTAGTAGATGAAAATTTAGAAAATTATCAAGAGATACATGGTTGGTTAAGAGGTCTAGGATTTCCTGAAGACCATAAAGAATTTCAAAATACATTGACAAGTGGAAATGATAGATTTCCAGGTAGTACAAGCACTGTATTAGGTGACGCAGGTAGAACTAAATACGCTCCACCAAAAACAGGTGGTTTATATTCAGACGCTACGTTATCAGTGTTATCAAATAAAAACAATTCGGTTGTAGAAGTTAGATTTAGTGATGTATTTCCTATTTCACTATCAGGTTTAGCATACAACCAACAAGCAACAGATGTTGATTACTTAACAGCCTCGGTTACTTTTGAATACAAAATTTATGATTTCGCCTTAACAGGCAAACAAAAAACGGTTACAACATCTTAATAAATAAGGTTGAGTAATATTATGAACAAGTGGAGATATAATGGATTTAGAACAATTACAAACAGAAGCAGATAAAGATTTAAAGATTAACGATATTGAGTTAGATATTGAATCTTTAAAAACACCTCAATTACATAACAAATATTTAAAATTTTTAACAAAGTTTAAATTGTTATTAACACGTGCTGAGGACGAATATAGAACAATCAAAAGGGAAAAATGGGAGTATTATACAGGTAAGGCAGACCCAGCTGTATATACATTAAAACCATTTAACTTAAAAATATTAAAGGCTGATGTACCACAATATATTGACGCTGATCCTGAAGTACAAAAATTAAATCAAAAAGTTAAATATCTAGAAACGGTTACTGATTTTTTAGATAGAACATTAAGACAAATTTCTAATAGAACATTTACGATTAAAAACGCAATAGACTGGAAGAGATTTACAAGTGGCGCCGTATAATGTACTTAAAAAATAACCATTGTGTATCTATCGCTAAATTTTCTCCACAATATTGCGAAGATATAATACAAAAAGCAGACAAATTACCTGTTGCAGAGGCGGCTATTCAAGATGGCAACCAAGATAATAGAAGCTCTAACGTAGCATGGATAAAAGAAAACGAACAACTGTACAAAGATTTAGAAAGAACAATACTAGAACATAACAAATCTGCCGGTTGGAATTTTGAGTTAAAAGAATTTGAGCCATTTCAATATACAATATACAATGAAAACGACCACTATGATTGGCACATAGATTCACATACAGAGCCATATCCTAATGGTTTCATTAGAAAAGTAAGTTTTACTTTATGTTTAAATGAAGATTACGAGGGAGGAGAATTTGAAATTGGAAATCCTAATCCTAAAGGTGTTAATCAAAACTTAAAGTTTAATGATAAGTTTACAACAGGTACACTTATATCCTTTCCGTCATTTATGTGGCACAAGGTACACCCTATAAAAAAAGGTACTAGAAAAGTATTAGTAGGTTGGATTGTCGGTCCTTCATTTGTATAATGCCAGATATCAGATACATCATAGTAGATAGAAAAAACGATGTTTACCTCAAAGTGGAGGCAGACGCCTCTATACGTAGAGAGTTATCGGAGTATTTTTGCTTTGAAGTACCTGGTTATAAGTTTGTTCCTGCTTATAGAAATAGAGTGTGGGATGGAAAAATAAGATTATTCTCTTATGCAACTGGTGAAATTTATGCCGGTTTATATCCTTATATACTTAAATGGTGTGAAGATAATAAAATACAAGTAGTAGACGGTACCAAAATTACAGATACAAAGGTTGATGAAAAGAAAGTAGACGCATTTACAAAAGCTCTTAAAATACCTATGGAAATAAGAGATTATCAAAGAGAAGCCTTTATATATGCAACACAAAAGAATAGATGTTTATTACTATCGCCAACTGCCAGTGGTAAATCATTAATAGTATATTTGTTAGTACGTTTTAACATATTAAGATTAAAAGAACAAAACAAGAAAATCTTAATTATAGTACCAACCACGTCATTAGTAGAACAATTAACAAAAGACTTTGGCGACTATGGTTGGAACATGAACAATATACACAAAATATATCAAGGCCATGATAAAGAAACAAATAAAAATGTTATTATATCTACATGGCAATCTGTATATAACCAACCAAAAAAGTGGTTTAAACAATTTGGAATGGTTATAGGTGACGAGGCACACTTATTTAAGGCAGTTTCATTGACAAAGATAATGACAAAACTGGAACAGTGTAAATACAGAGTAGGCCTTACAGGTACTTTAGATGGTACAAAGACTCACAAATTAGTATTAGAAGGATTATTTGGTACAGTAAATAAGGTGGTATCAACAACAGAATTACAAGAGAAAAAACAGTTAGCCGACTTAAAAATTATATGTTTAGTATTACAACATGACAAAGATGTTAGACATATGTTAAAAGATAAGACATACCAGGAAGAAATGGATTACCTAGTGAGGAGTGAAAAACGAAACAAATACATAAGAAACTTGGCCTCTAGCTTACAAGGTAATACTCTATGTTTATTTCAATACGTAGAGAAACATGGTAATGAATTATACGAAATGATAAAAGAAAAGGCCGAAGATAAAAATGTTTTTTATGTACATGGAGGAATTGAAACAGATGATAGAGAAAATATTAGAGAAATTACGGAAAAGTCTGACAACGCCGTCATTGTTGCTTCTTACGGCACTTTTTCAACCGGAATTAATATACGGAATTTGCATAACATTATTTTTGCTAGTCCTTCTAAATCTCGCATAAGAAATTTGCAAAGTATTGGAAGAGGATTAAGATTAAAAGATAATAAATCAGCTGCGACTTTATATGATATTGCAGATGATATAAGTTATAAAGAGAAGGAAAATTATACACTGGCACACTTTCGTGAACGGATAAATATTTACAATGACGAAGACTTTAATTATGAAATACACAACATAGAACTAACAGGTAATAACAATGCACCAAGAAACAAAAAGTAATAACATTAAAATTATTAAGTTAGTGAACGGAGATGATATTGTCGCCGTTGTAGAATTTACTAAACGACAATTAGATCCGAAAAATAGAACAATCAATATAGAACGGCCTTTACAAATAAAGTACGTACCACAAATTACATCAGCTGGATTTAAAGACTATATTGCTTTGATACGTTGGACGGCCTATACAGACGATGAACAAATAACTATCCCGAAAGATAAGATAATGACTATTACAACGGCCAATGACGCCATGAGTAGAAGTTATCAAGGTGTTGTGGACACTTACGAAGATATACCATTGGCCAGAGATAAAGTGAAACACGCAAAAGTGCAACTATCCACCAGTGCTAATAAAAGAATAAACGAAATATTTGATGATAATATGGATTTTTGGAATGATGATGATGAAGGAACTTTACATTAATAAAATACTAAGCTGGAGTATCCTCAATCAACCGGCTACACCGTTCATTATACATAAAATTGTCAAAAAGTCAATGCTGATTTCGGCCGGAACCGAAATTTTTTTTAGGCGGGCTTAGCTCAGTAGTAGAGCGACTCGTTGCCAACGAGTAGGTCGTGAGTGCGAATCTCATAGCCCGCTCCAACTAGGGAAAACATTGACAAAAAACACAAAATGTAGTATAACTAAATTATGACCTTAAAAACAAAAACAAAAAAAGAGCATTATGTAAATAACAAAGAGTTTTTGGAGGCGATGATAAAGTACAGAAAATCTGTACGAAAAGCAAAGAGAGAAAAGAGAGCTAAACCACCAGTAGGTGATTATCTAGGCTCTTGTTTCCTGAAGATCGCCAACCACCTCTCATATAGACCTAATTTCATAAATTACACTTTCAAAGATGACATGATTTCAGATGGTATTGAGAACTGTTTACAATACCTAGACAACTTTGATGGTAAAAAATCAAATAATCCATTTGCTTACTTTACTCAAATAATCTACTATGCATTTATACGTAGAATACAGAAAGAGAAAAAGCAAGTGACAATTAAACACAAACTTATTAGTAAATCAAATTTAGATGATTTTGCCCTCCAACCAGGAGAGGATAGAGAATTTAAAAATCAAATGACAGAATATTTACAGAAAAACTTACCAATGGACGCACAAGAAAAGATAGCGGAAGATATAGCCAAGAGTAAGAAAAAAAGAAGAAAAAGGAAGAGTAAGAATAGTTTAGATTATTTTTTTGAAAATTATGAAGATAGCGCTACTAAATGATACACACTTTGGTTGCCGTAATGATTCTCCACATTTTATAAACTATCAAAACAAGTTTTACGAGGAATTATTCTTTCCTTATCTTGTTAAAAATGATATAAAATGTTTAGTACACCTAGGCGATGTTGTTGATAGACGTAAGTTTATTAACCATAATACAGCACATAACTTTAAGATAAAGTTTTGGGATAAACTGGAAGAATTAGGCATAGATACACACATTATATTAGGTAACCACGATACCTATTATAAAAACACAAACGAAGTTAACGCAATACAGAACCTTAATTTAGGCAAAGTAAAAACATATACAAGAGCAACCGAGGTTAATCTTGGTGGTTTAGATATACTTTTTATACCATGGATATGTGAAGATAATATAGAAGATACTCTATATCAAATAGACAATTCTACATCACAAATTGCAATGGGTCATCTAGAAATAAAAGGTTTTGAAATGCATAAAGGCGTAGTAAATGAACACGGTTTAGATAGAGAACAATTTAAAAGATTTGAAAAAGTAATGTCAGGTCACTTTCATAAAAAAAGTGATGATGGTCTTATCTATTATCTAGGTACACAATATCAAATTATGTGGTCAGATTACAACTGTCCTAAAGGGTTTCATGTATTTGATACAGATACAAGAGAACTAGAAAGAATAGAAAACCCTATGCCTATCTTTAAGAAACTATCTTATGACGATACAAAGGAAAACTATGACAATCTAGACTTATCATCTTACGAGAATTGCTTTGTTAAACTATTTGTAAACAGAAAAACAAATCCAGAAATGTATGGCAATCTAGTAGAAAGATTTTATAACAACGCAAACGTACACGAATTAATTATCAATGAAGACACTAACGACATAACACAAACAGTTAGAGTAGATACTATAGATCAAGGCGAAGATACTCTAACATTTTTAGGTAACTATATTGATCAGGTAGATACCGATTTAGACAAACACAAGTTAAAAGAGTTTGCTAAAGAACTATACACGGAGGCAAGTGAATAATGGCCAAGAAAAAGAAAATGCAAGTTAAGAAAAAGAATAAAACAGATATGTATTCAGCAACTTATGACTTTGAATCATCACCAGTAGAATGGAATGTTTCAAACAAAAGAGGTGGCAATAAACAGTATCAACATTTTTTAAAGAAAAAAAGACATATGGGTAAATGATAGTATTTAAAAAGATAAAATATAAAAACTTCTTATCTACAGGTAATATACCTATAGAGATTGACTTGAATAAGTCACACACCACATTAATTGTAGGTAGTAATGGCTCTGGTAAATCAACTTTACTAGACGCATTATGTTTTGTTTTATTTAATAAACCATTTAGAATAATAAAGAAAGACCAAATAGTTAACTCTATTAACAATGCTGAATGTATTGTAGAAATAGATTTTACTGTTGGCACAAAAGATTATAAGATAGTAAGAGGTATTAAACCTAATCTATTTGAAATATATCAAGACGGTACACTTATCAATCAAGACGCCAATAGTATAGACTATCAAAAACATTTAGAACAAAATATAATGAGACTTAATTATAGGTCTTTTTTACAGGTAGTATTACTTGGCTCTTCCTCATACGAACCTTTTATGAAAATGAAGCCACGTTATAGACGAGAAGTGGTGGAAGAAATCCTAGACATAAGGGTATTTGGTCTTATGGATTTAATATTAAGAAGTCAACAATCAGATTTAGCGAAGAAAGTTATAGAAATGAAACACCGTGCTGAACTTATACAGACCAAGTATGAGACAGAGTTAAACCACTTTAAAGCTATTTCCGACTTGAATATGAACGACCTAGATGGTAAAAAACAACTAGTTAAGAAAAATGATGATGACAGTAAAGACTATAGTAATAAGATAAATGAATTAAATACAAAAATAGGTGTATATAAACACGACATAGAAAACAAAGATAAGACGCAAAAGAAAGTAGGTCAACTAACAAAACTAGAGGCCAAAATTGAAACTAATTTAAATACACATAAAAAGACATTAGAGTTTTTTAATAACAATGACAACTGTCCAACTTGTACACAACCAATAGACCAAGACTTTAAGAAACAAAAGATAGAGGCCACCGAGAAAAGAGTTAAAACTCTACAAGATGGCATGAAAGAACTAATAAGTGAAATAGCCAATACAGAATTAAAACTATCAGAAATGAATAAAGTATCTCAAAAGATACAAGAATTAAATATAGACATATCTAAATTTGAAACTTCTTTAGATGAACTAAACAAATTTAGCAATAGAATACATGAAGAAATAAGATTACTAGAAAACAAACAAGTAGACGGAAAAGAAATACAAATACAATTAGATGAATTAAATAGTAAACTAGAAGAAACAAGAATTGAAAAAGACAGAATAATAGAACAAAAAGATTACGTAGATATATTAAGAGAGATATTAAATGACAAAGGCGCCAAGGCACAGATTATACGTAAGTATGTTCCAATAATGAACAACTTAATTAATCAACATTTACAAGCCATGGATTTCTTTGTATCGTTTCATTTAGATGAGGAGTTTAATGAAACAGTAAAAAGTAGATTTAGAGATACATTTAATTATAATAACTTTAGCGAAGGAGAAAAAATGAGAATAGACCTTGCTTTGTTATTTACGTGGCGACATATCGCAAAAATGAAAAACAGTACAAACACCAATCTATTAATATTAGATGAAATATTTGATGGTAGTTTAGATGGCCAAGGTACAGATGATTTCTTTAAGATTATAACACAACTAACAAAAGAGAACATCTTTATAATATCACATAAAGGCGATATAATGTTTGATAAATTTACGAACATAATCAAGTATGAGAAATATAAGAACTTTACTAGATTACAAGCAACATAAATAGGAGTATTATGGGAAGCACACAAAAAAATGTAATGAAAAAGCCAAAGCAGACTATGAATAAGCTGGCTCATAACATAAACAAATCTGGACCTACACCTTATACGGCAAAGGCCGAAAAGATGATGAAGAAAAAACCTGTAGAACAAACTATAGGAAAACCAGATGAAACAAAAGACGATGGTACATTTAAATTAGTACCACCTAGAGACCCTAGAGTTAACTCGGCAATAGCACCATTTACAGATGACATGTTAAAAGAACATGGTATCAAGGATAGAAAAGAACTAACAGATAGAATGTTCAAAACTATGTTAAAATATGGTGGTATAGGATTAACAGCGAATCAAGTAGGGTTACCTTTTAACATGTTTGTGTTAGGTGCCCATGACCATATAGAAAAAGGTTTGAAAATGGCTTGTTTTAATCCTATGATAATATCTAAAAGTGAGGAAGAGGTTATGATGAAAGAGGGTTGTCTAACTTTTCCTTTTGTATTCTTATCAATTAATAGACCAAGAAAAGTGGTTGTAAAATATCAAGATGAAAATGGCGACTTAAAAGAAGGCCATTTAGATGGTGTTGTAAGTAGAGTATTCCAACACGAATTAGACCACTGTTTAGGTAAGAATATGACAGACAGAGTAAGTAAATTTAAACTAGATTTAGCTTACAAGAAAGCAGAAAAACAGATGAAGGCCTACGAAAAACACAAGAAGGCCATGGCAAATTTGTAAGCTTGACTTTCTAAAGACTTTCTGATATTATTATATTATGACTGCAACAACTGACTTTGATATACACGCTAAGCAAGACTTGGCTGGTGTTGAGAAGAAATGGGAACAATTTCAAGACGAAAACGATATATCTAAAATAGAAGATATAGACGAAAAAATACTTAAAGAAGAAATAGAAAAAGACCTTGGTTTCGTGTCTAAAATGACCGTACAAGAGTATACACTATTTCAAAAGTGGCAAGAAGTACAAAGAAAATATCCAACAACAGAAACACATGGTTTATTTGGTACTCAAAAAGTACTAGATGACGCAGTAAATAACAAGATAGGTAATGTTAGAAATAACATATGGATTCCAGAATCACCTGAAGATTACGAGAAATTAGAACCAGTATTAGAATTTACAGACGACCACGAAATCATTGAAAAAGGTGGTCAACTAGGTGCCAAAACAGAAAACAAAAGAGGCAAGACTACAAAATTAAATAATAAATCAGAGACTTGGAATACATTAAGAACTTTCTTGTCAACTATGAAAAACAATAGTAATATTGGTAGACAACTATTCTTTAATGTAAAAGATAATAAATCAGATAAACATTTAGGTGTAATTTGTATATCTGGTGACTTTATGGATTTAACACCAAGAGATAGTGCTATTGGTTGGGATAGACAAAGTAAGACTTTTGGTGGTATGATTAATCACACAGCAATTGGATCATCCATAGTACCTACACAACCTTTAGGTTATAGTTATACTGGTGGTAAATTGTTAGCTTATCTATGTTTATCAGATATAGTCCAAAATTTATGGAAAGAGAAGTATGGTGACCACTTGGTTGGTGTCACAACTACATCTTTATATGGTAAATCAAAAACCAATACATTAAGTCAATACGATGGTTTAAAGTATTGGAAAAAAATGGGTTTCACTATGGGTTCCGTTTCATACGAACCACAACTTAATACTAAAAATCTAATAAAACAATGGTTGAAAAAGAATCATACTAGAAAATACTTTGAATGGTATGAGGCAACAAGAGCCAATGGCCAACCATTAAAAAGAGACCACAAGAACAGATCATATATGTTTACTTACAGTAGATTAGGTATACCAAAAGAATACATTAAGACAGATCACGCAAGAGGTATTTACTTTGCTAGATTATATAATAATACATATGAATTTTTAAGAGGAGAAGTAAAAGAAGATCAACTAGACAAAAGGTTTGATAACTCTACAGAGGCATTAGTTAATGTTTGGAAGAATAAACATGCTAAAAATAGAGTAAAAAACTTATTGGCGACTAATAGATTCTCTTACGATTCGCATTTCTATGATGATTTAATATATCTAGATTGGGAACAGTGTAAGGAAAAGTATTTAAATCAAGTCGGAAGATAAGAATCAGCTATAAAAATCAAGTGTTCTGGTAATGTTCTTTTAAAAAGCAAGTAAGGACGTGAAAAATAATGGTTGCTTTTCAAGTAATTTTCCTTTAGGATAAATGTATATGACAAAGCAAACCACTACTAAAATAAGTATTGATCAAAAATCAGTATTAGCAAAATTAATCGCAACAGAAAATATTTCAATTCAACATAACAATGTACGTACAGCTTCTTTTGATGTAAAGAATAGAGTACTTACATTACCAATATTCAAAACAAAATCTCCCGATGTGTATGACATGCTTATCGCCCACGAATGTGCTCATGCTCTTTTTACTCCTTATAAATCGTGGGCAGAAATTTCTAAAGATGATGAGTTAAGAGCTTACGTTAATGTACTTGAAGATTGCAGAATAGACGCTAAAATACAAAAGAAATATCCTGGTGTTGTTAAAAATTATATCAATGGTTTTGATATTCTTAACAATGCTAATTTCTTTGGTGTTAGAGATAAAGATTTAAATAAAGACTTAATGTTAATTGACAAAATTAATTTGTTCTATAAGTCTTCTAAAAGATTACCAATATTATTTTCTACTATGGATAACATATGGATTAAACAAGTTAACAATCTAAAATCATTTAAAGATGTTGTTGAGTTAGCTAAGAAGATGTTAAACTGGCAGAAAAAAGAAATTGAAAAACAAAAAGAAAACGGTTCATTATCTGATAGTATAGATAAACTTTACAAATTATCAGATGACCACAAAATGCCTGAAGATGACTTTGGTGATTCTGGTGACAGTGATGAGTCTTCAAATGAGAGTGAAAAAAAAGATGACGCTGACGAGGAAGGCGATGGTGATTCTGGTGATGTTGAGAATACAAAATCAGGTGAGCAACAAAGAACTACTCCAGGCGGAGACGGAAAAGACGCTGACCAAGTTAGTTTAGGTTTAGACTCTAAAAAATTTATAGCAATTACTGACAAGAAATTTAAAGAGAATACTGCTAAGATTACAGTAGCTGATAAAGCATTTAATTATGTAAACTTACCAGATGGTGATTTAAAAAGTATTGTTGTTAAAAATAAAACTTTCATTAATGATATGAGAGCTTATATTAGAGACGAGAGAAAATCATATACAGGTACTAGTGAGTATTTAAATTGGTTAAAAGGCGATTTTAAAAAACATATTAGAGACAATATGAAAACTGTTAACTATCTAGTTAAAGAGTTTGAAATGAAAAAATCAGCTACTGCTTATAAAAGAGCAACTACTGATAAAACTGGTACTATTGATCCATTAAGATTAAAAGATTACAAATTTAGTGATGATATATTTAAAAGATTAACAATCTTACCTACTGAAAAAAACCATGGTATGATGATGTTGTTAGATTGGTCTGGTAGTATGGCCGCTGACTTGAAAAAAACAATAGATCAATTATTAAATCTAGTTTATTTCTGTAGAAAAATTAATATACCATTTAAAGTATATGCATTTACAACCGAGTATTGTAATAAACTTGGTATAGATCATAGATCAAGTGACTTAACAGAAAAATCTACATGGAAATATAAGTCTGGCGATATGCACATTGAGAATTTTAATTTAATAGAATTAGCAGATCACAAGTTAAAGAAAAAACAATTAGAAGAGTCTTTAATGTATGTTTACAATATGGGTTTATGTTATAGCTCACATGTTAGAGGATTTTGGAATGATGGTAGAGAGGAATATATGGGTACTAGATTTCATATGCCTAGTGAATACAACCTAGGTACTACTCCACTTAACGAAGCTTTAATTGCTTGTTTAAAAATGATACCTTTGTTTAAAAACAAATACAATATTGAAAAAATGACATTTATTACTCTAACAGATGGTGGTGCCAATTATACTGGAGATAGAAAAGTAGTTGTTGGCGAAGATAACAAATTGGTTGCTGTACATAAAGAAGATTGTTTAGTAGAGAAAAAAATTGGTGACAGGTATATATCAGTTAAAAATGTTATTAAGATTGGTAAAAAACAATATGTTAATGACGAGCATAGATCAGGATTAACAAACTTATTATTATCAATTATTCAAAAAGAATATAATATTAAAACAATTGGTTTCTACGTATTAAAAACAATTAAATGGTGGGACATTGGTAGATTTACAAGTCACATTAAAGATTATTCAAAAAGAGACAAGTTAGTATTAGAGATTAAATCTAAATTTACTAAAGAAAAATGCGCTCAAGTAACCAACAAAGGTTATAACAAATACTTTTTACTGAACGGTAAACACATGGCCGTTCAAAACACTGACTTATCCACAATCAAAGCAGATGATAAGATAAGAAATATCAAATCTACGTTTAGTAAGAGTATGAAGGGACGAATCACTTCCAGAACTCTTTTAAACAAATTTATAGAGGAGGTCGCCTAGATGATACGGTTATCAACGATTCTTTTAGGCTTTACTTTATCTGTAATCTATGATAGGATATATGTATAATATGAAAGGAAAACACTATGCTTAATGCTAAACAAACACAATTTGTTGAACACGCTTATTCAATGTTTAACAAAAAAGAATTAAGCGTTGATGAGTTAAAAAAAGCCAATAAAAAATTTGGTTGTAAATATGCTCCTCAATGGTTAATTAAAAATAAAGATTACAAAGTTGGTAAATCTTTATTTAAACTGCCTGTTGATGGTGAGGACGTTTCTGTTCCATCTAAAACAATTTCAGTTAAATCGGAAGGAAAAGTTGAGTCTGTTGAAGATAAAAAATCTGAAGCGGCTTATGTTGTTTCTTCTTTAGTTGGTGATATTGTGCCTAAAAAAGACCCAATATTCGTACCATTCGGAAATTATACTGATTTGAAATCTATTATTAAATCAAATAGATTCTATCCAATCTTTATAACTGGTTTATCTGGTAACGGTAAAACTATGGGAGTTATCCAAAGTTGTGCCGAGGCTAAAAAAGAATTAATTAGAGTTAACATAACAATTGAAACAGATGAGGACGATCTTTTAGGTGGTTATAGACTTAAAGATGGCCAAACTGTTTGGCAAAACGGACCTGTTATTGAGGCGATGGAAAGAGGTGCATTGTTATTATTAGACGAGGTTGACCTTGCTTCTAATAAGATTATGTGTTTACAACCAATCCTTGAAGGCTCTGGTGTTTATGTTAAAAAGATAAACAAGTTTGTAAAACCTAAAAATGGTTTTAACATTGTTGCTACTGCCAATACTAAAGGTCAAGGTAGTGAAGATGGTAAGTTTATCGGAACAAATATTCTTAATGAGGCTTTCTTGGAAAGATTTCCTGTGACGTTTGAACAGAAATATCCAAGTGTTGCTATTGAGAAAAAAATATTAACTAACACTCTTAAAGCGGCTGGTAAATCAGACAAAGGTTTCATTGAGAAGCTAACGACATGGGCTGATGTTATCAGAAAAACGTTTTTTGATGGTGGTGTAGATGAGATTATCTCAACAAGAAGATTAGTCCACATAACACAAGCTTATGCTATATTTCAGAATAAAGTAAAAGCAATTCAAATGTGTACTAATAGATTTGATGAAGATACAAAAAATTCGTTTGTAGAGTTGTATACTAAAGTTGACTCTGGTGCCAGTGTTGAAGACATTATGGAACAGAATAGACAGAAGGATTTAGCTCAGCAGTCGGATCTTAGCGATGACGATGATGAGGAAGCTGACGATGACGCTTCTTCTATCTAGTCAAATAGCTTAGTAGTTATCCTTTGGAGGGCGGTGTAGTGGCCGCCTTCCTTTTAAAGGATGTAGAGAAAGGAAAAATGGGTATAAAAATAGACGTTAGAAATAATAATGTAGAACAAGCTTTACGTGTATTAAAACGTAAATACTTAAAAGATGGTTTCTTAAAAAATTATAAACTAAAAATGTATTATGAAAAGCCGTCTGAAAAAAAGAGACGTAAACGTAAAGAGAACATTATTAACGCTAAAAAAGCTAAGAGATTAAGAGAAAAGTTTTTATAGAATTTATGAATTTAACGCCATACATTGATATATATATTATGGTCAAGGCTGCTCGTAAGTCCTATGACAGCGTTAAATCAGAGACCTGGGTCTCTGAATAGAGTTTGTTTGGCATTTGCGCCTGGTTGTACTCTTTAAAAAAACAACTTAAGCTGCGGCTCGGTTTGGTGGTTTTTATAGCCTCTAATATGCAAAAACCACCACTTGAAATATGAGAAATCATACTTATATAAATAATATAGACAACGCCTTATAGGGTTGTCTTTATAAAAATAACTTTGCTTAACAAAAGGAGGTTAACATGCCAAATAAAGCACTTTCTATTTTTAATCAATTAAGACCAATAACCGTAGGTTATGATGATGTCTTTGACCATTTCGAATCAATGTTTGATGAGTTTGGTTCAATGCCAAGAATATCACAACCTAGTTTTCCGTTTTATAATATAGTAAAACAGGATAAAAACAAGTACGATATTCAAATCGCTCTTGCTGGTTATAACAAAAAAGACATTGAGGTTACCTTGGAAGAGGGAATCCTTAAAGTGTCATCTAAAAAAGAAGAAAAGGAAGATACTAAAGATGGTGAAATAATCCATAAAGGTATTACTAAAAAGTACTTTTCTAAATCTTTTACAGTGGCCGAAGACGTTGAAATCAACGGTGCTGAGTTAAAAGATGGTCTTTTAACTATTAGTATGGAACGTATTATTCCAGAACATAAGAAAGCAAGAACTATTAATATTAAATAGTTTTTAATAGAGGGTGAGGGAGCATTGACTTCCTCACTCTTACGTGATATAAAGGATACATTATGAGAATACCGAGTATAATATTTAAGACAAGAGTAGGCGACCTAGCAGAGAATGGCGAGTGTACTTTTGAAAACGGTAAGTGGGTGGATATAACTACAGAGTCTTTATTCAATAATAAGAAAGTAGTATTATTCAGTTTACCAGGAGCTTTTACACCTACTTGTACGTCACAACAATTACCTGGTTTTGAAAACAATTACAAAGCATTTAAACTACAAGGCATAGATGAAATCTATTGCTGTTCAGTAAATGATTCGTATGTTATGAATGCTTGGGCTCATGCTTCAGACGTAAAAAACGTTAAGATGATACCAGATGGTAATGGTGAACTAACAAAAGCATTAGATATGCTTATTAGTAAAGAGGCCATTGGTTTTGGTTATCGTTCTTGGAGATATGCAGCTGTAATAAATGACGGTGAAATAGAAAAAATGTTTGTAGAGCCTGGAAGAGACATTAATGATCCTTCGGATCCTTATGGAAACTCTAGTCCAGAAATGGTTTTATCATATTTACAAACACAAGAAATTAAGAGGTCAGTTTGAGGCTTGACTTCCTAATCAATTTGATATAAGATCAAAAATGCGGATATCGTATAAAAGTATTATGAGAGATTTCCAATCTTTAGAACTTGGGGCAGTACCAAGTATCCGCTCCAAATTATAATATGAAAAAGGAGTGATTAAATTATGAACTTGTCAACAGAGACAATCGCAATGCTTAAAAATTTTTCTGATATTAATCAGAATATTTTAATTAAGCCAGGAAATAAAATACAAACTATTTCCAATATGAGAAATATCTTAGCAGAAGCTGAGATAAAAGAGAAGTTTGATAGTGAGTTTGCTATCTATGATTTACCACAATTTTTAAGATCATTAGACTTATTCAATAGTCCTGAACTTAAATTTAATGGTGGTGCTCATATGACTATCAGTGAGGCTAAAAACGGTAGAAAATCAGTTAAGTATTTCTTTTCTGATAAGTCTACAGTATTTACACCTAATAAAATAAACATGCCAGATAAACATGTCACATTTACATTAAAGAATGATGACTTGGCAGAATTACACAAAGGTGTTTCTACGTTAAACTTACCAGATGTTGCCGTTATAGGTGATGGTAAAGAAATCAAATTAGTAGCTACTGATAAGAAAAACAAATCTTCTAACGAAGTATCTACAGTAATCGGAGAATCAGCTGTTAAGTTTACTGCTTATTTTAAATCAGAAAACTTTAAGATGATACCTGGTGATTACGATGTAGCAATCAGTAAACAAAAGATTTCTAGTTTCATATCTAGAGGTAAGAACGTCCAATATTGGATCGCATTAGAACCTGACTCATCATTTTAAGGAGTTAGGCTATGACCGATTTTTTATGGGTTGAACAATACCGACCCAAAACAATAGAGGATTGTATTCTTTCAGATGATACCAAGAAAACATTTTTAGAGTTTCTATCTAAAAAAGAATTACCAAACATGTTATTAACTGGTACTGCTGGTACTGGTAAGACAACTGTAGCACGTGCTTTGTGTGAACAATTAAATTTAGATTATATAGTAATCAATGGTTCAGATGAAGGCCGTCAAATAGATACGTTAAGGCATAAGATTAAAAACTTTGCAACAACAGTATCATTTAATACAGAGTCTAAACATAAAGTAGTCATAATTGACGAGGCAGATTATATGAACGCCGAATCAGTACAGCCTGCTTTAAGAAATTTCATAGAAAGTTTTTATAATAATTGTAGATTTATATTTACTTGTAATTATAAACACAAAATCATACCAGCTTTACATAGTCGTTGTACCGTAATTGATTTTAAAGTCAATAATGGTCAAGTTAAAAAGACGGCTATCGCCTTTATGAAACGTATGGAAGGCATATTAAAAGAGCAAGATATTGAATATGACAAGAAGATATTAGCTCAATTAATAGAAAAACATTATCCAGATTTCCGTAGAACTATAAACGAACTACAAAGATATTCTGTACGTGGTAAGATTGACAGTGGTATTCTATTTAATTTAAAAGAAACCGACTATAAAAATCTTATGGGTAATCTAAAGAATAAAGAGTTTGATAGTATGAGGAAGTGGGTAGTAAACCATTTAGATATGGATTCTACAGACTTATTCAGAGGTGTCTATGATAGTTTATCTCAAAATTTAGACCCTAAATCTGTACCTCAAGCAATATTAATCATTGCTGGTTATCAGTATAAAGCGGCTTTTGTAGCAGACCAAGAAATCAATACAATAGCATGTTTAACTGAAATCATGGCCAACTGTAAGTTTAAACAATGATTGGTCATCTATACGGATTCTTCCAGAGAGATTTTAAATCTGGTAAGTTTTTTCTAACCATCGGTAAGACTGGTGATTGGAAAAGTAGAGAAAGTCAATATAAAACAACCAATGCCAATATCTCTTTTGATTATTTGAAAGAGGTTAAGCACAACTATTTAACAGAAGCAGAATCAGACCTTAAAAAATATCTAAAAGAACACTATCCGACATGGAAAAACAGTGAGGAACAGTTTGAAATAGGAGACGGAGAACTAGATGTTGCTAAAGCAGAAAAGGTTTTACAAGAGGTTTTGAACAAGGTTAAGACCAAAGGTAATGACGTGGCTGGGATAGACTATCAGTATGGTACTCTATTCGGTGTACGAGACTACCGAGATTTAAGATTACCTTGTGACATGATCCCTGGTAAGGTTTCTATGATCGTCACGAAAGCTGGTGTTAAAGAGCGTCAAAGAAAGTATTTTACTAAATATGAGAAAAAAGGCAGACGCCTTATTAAACTGAATACACCGAAAAGACTCAATATCAGCAATGAAGCTTGGGACATAATACAAGTGGTTCAAGCAAACGAAAGAGATAAAGAGAACGATGGCGAAACGGACATTATTTAGAGTATGTGTTGTGAAATTAAGAATGTTTTGGGCAGATATTAGAGGACATCATGGTAAAAGATGGAACTATGAACCAGGTGACCACTATATGGGCAGACACAAATATAGAAAGTGAGAGAATTAGCCCTTTTAGCTCAGCTGGTAGAGCAACTGATTTGTAATCAGTAGGTCGTCTGTTCGACTCGGACAAAGGGCACCATTATTATGTACGAATTGAAAGATTATTTAAAGGCAATTAATGAAACAAAAGTGAACCTTTTGGCTTCCAATGATATCGCCTGGAAAAAGAAATACCCACCATATGTAATTAACAAGTGTTTATCAATGTTCATTGATACACTACCACATGCCAATGAAATGAACGGTTACCACTTCTTGGACAAGGATATACAGTTTTCGTTTTTGATAAATAGTATCAGACCAAAGAAGCGTTTTGGAGGCAAATGGATCAAACAACAAAAGCTGCATGATTTGGAGAATGTTAAGGAGTATTATGGTTATAGTAATGAGAAAGCAAAGCAGGCTTTACAAATACTCACAAAAGAACAATTAGAAAAAATTAAACAAGCCACATACAAAGGCGGGAGAACTAGATGAATGAAGAAATAAAGTGGTCACAGGAAGATATGTTAGAGGTTACTCTAACCCAACCAGATGATTTCCTAAAAGTCAGAGAAACATTAACAAGAATAGGTGTAGCAAGTAGAAAAGATAAGACGTTATTTCAATCTTGTCATATATTACATAAGCAAGGTAAATATTACATAGTACACTTCAAAGAATTATTTGCTTTAGATGGCAAGAAAGCAACTCTAATAAACAACGATATTCAACGTAGAAATACAATAGCAATCTTATTGCAAGATTGGAAATTAATAGATATAGTCAATAAAGAGTCGGCTACATCTAATAAAGCACCATTATCACAAATTAAAGTATTACCATTTAAAGAGAAAAAAGAGTGGATATTATCCGCTAAATATAATATAGGAAAAAAGGTAGTAAAGGAAGATACTGATAATGCAAATACCAAAGTTTAGAGATTATATAACAGAGAATAAACAGACACGTAAAAATAAACCATTTACGGTGGCTATTCTTACTATAAACGATTCAGATAATCCTAATAAGGATTCTACTGTAGAGCTTATAGAAAAGGCTTGTAAAAAAAGAAAAATCAAGTGTGTTATAGTCAACACAAATACTACAATCATCACAGGTAAAGACGAGGAAAAGAATACATTAACTGTCTATAATTATGACGGTAAAAATGGTGAGCATGAGTTTGTTGGTAAAGATACAATTTGTATAACAAGAGGTGGTGCATGTCAAGATGAAGCTGGCCTTTCTTTAATATCTGCTTTTCAAAACTCACAATCTTTTATGATGAATACAAGATCAGCTATGTTGACTTGTGACAACAAATTGACAAGTGCTTTATTAATGGAAAAGAATGGTATTCCTACACCAAGAACTGCTTTCGTATCTAACGAGAAAAACATTAAAACAGGATTAGAACAAATTGGTGGTAAGTTTCCACTTATCTTAAAGACATTAACTGGTACACAAGGTATCGGTGTAATTAAGATTGAAAGTTATGAAGGCCTGGTTGCAACAGTACAGGCGATGTGGAAATTAAATGCTGAATTATTAATACAAGAATTTATGGACGTTAAGTTTGATGTAAGAACTTTCGTGGTAAATAACAGAATTATTGCAAGTACAAAAAGAACTCACAGCTCTTATGACTTTAGGTCAAATACACATAGAGGTGCTGAGGCAGAACCATATACTTTAAATGATGAAGAAAGAGATATTATTATAAAATCTTCTCGTGCTTCAAAAGCATATATGGTAGGTGTTGACCACATTGTACACGGCAAAAAACCATACGTTTTAGAAATCAATGGTAGTCCAGGATCAGGTGCAGATTACCAAGGTTACCAATACAAAGATTATTATTCTGATCCAGAACCATCAGGAAGAATTGATGGAGAAAAAATGATGGACTATCTAGTAGACTATATTTCAGATAGAACTAATTGGGATAGACAATCATTAATAGAAAGTGGTTGGTTAGAAACAATAGAACTAGAAGATGGTTTAAAAGTTAGAGCAAAATTTGATACAGGTAACGGTGCGAAAGCATGTGCTTTACACGCCGATAAAATTTTAAGTGAAGATAAAATTGTTAAATGGAAATATGATGGCAAAACTTATAGTAAACCAAGATTTGGTACATCTAAAATCTTTAGAGCAAATGCTGAAGGACAAGAGCCATCTGAAACAAGACCAACGATTCTTATGGATATTACATTTAACGGTTTCACATATAAAGATGTTGAAGTTGGTTTAGATAATAGACCAAGAGCACACTCCGATTTGTTGGTAAATCGTGAGTTAATGAGACAAATGAATATTAGTGTCAACCCTAATAGAACGTTTGTATTGAGTAGAAGACTAAAACCGGTTGACAAAGGACCAAACATATAACATTGCCATTTCACAGGTTCTATGTTATAAAGAACTATAGGAGATATTATGGACAAAGTGAAAATATTAAGACTATCTACAGGCGAAGATGTAATTGCCAAAGTAGGTGAAAACGACCAAGGAGTTTCTCTCAAAAACCCTTTCGTAATCATACCTCAACAAACAGCACCAGGACAACCAATACAATTGATGATGTCACTGTATAATGCGTTTGGCAAAAAAGATACTGTCACTGTAGGTAAAGATAAAATTGTTTTTATGACAGAACCTAAAGACAATATTTTAAAATCATATGAGCAGAATACAAGCTCAATATTACAACCAAAGAAAAGTTTAATAACAGAGGCCAATTGATAACGGTAAATTTTATAAGGACTAATAACGAAAAAGTCCAAGTAAAAGTGCCACCAGGTTTCACTATAATGGAGGCTGCTAAAGAAGCTTCTTTAGATGAAATACCGGCAGATTGTGGTGGTTGTTGTGCTTGTGGTACTTGTCACGTTTATGTAGGTAATGCCTGGATTGACAAACTAGGAGAAATAAATTATAATAGTGCTGAACAATCATTATTAGAATATGAAAAAGATTACAAAAAAGGAATTAGTAGATTGAGTTGTCAAATTTCATTAACAAAAGAACTTGACGGTATAACTTTACACTTACTTGACGACAGATGATATATGATGTTAAAAAAAATTATAAAGATAGACGCTGCTAATTTCGTGGCGTCAAGGCATTATTCAGCTGTAATGCCTAAACTTACAAAACATTATCTAGGTTGTTATGATAATGATAAGATGGTAGGTGTTATTACGTTTGGCTGGGGAACAAGACCTAAACATACAATACAAAAATTGTTTCCTAAATTAGATACTAAAGATTATTTTGAAATTGGTAAGATGTGTATGGACGATAAAATGCCTAGAAACAGTGAATCACAATTATTAAAACTAGCCATAAAGTGGTTAAAAGAAAATACTGTAATTAAATATCTGTTTACATGGGCAGATGGTTTAGTAGGTAAACCTGGTTATGTATATCAAGCAGCTAACTTTTTATATGGTGGTTTCTCTATTACAGATACATACGTTTCAAAATCAGGTGAGAAAATACATCCAAGAACTATACAAGGTAAACTACCAAACAAAGATGGTTTAAAATATGGCCATAGACCTAATCCAAAACAATTAAAAGAATTAGAATTAAGTAGAGTAAAGGGTAAACAGTTTAGATACATCTATCCTATGACAAAAAAAGATAGAAAAAAATTAAAAGAATCAACTGTTAAATGGTCTACAAAATATCCAAAAGACAGTGATTTAGTATGGCGAATAAAGAAACCAGGTGAGAAAGATTATAAAGAAACAAAGAAAATGCCATTTGACTTATCCAAAGATTATGAGTATAATAGAAAGAACGTTGAGTCGTATCAGAGAGGAACTTTAAGTGAATTTTTATAAGTCAGTAATAGAACATAAAGGTAAACTTCTAGTCAGAGGTATACATGGTGGCAAAGACTATAAAGAAAAGATAGACTTTGGTCCTACATTATATTCATTAACAAAAAATCAATCTAAATTTAAAACTTTAGATGGTAGAAATTTAAATCCTATAAAATTTAAAAACATTAATGACGCTAGAAGATTTAGACGTGATGTTGCAACTCAAAACTCTCCTATCTATGGTCTAGAGAGATTTCATTATCAGTATATAAACGAAGAATTTCCTAACAAAATTGAGTGGGATAAAAAGTATATTAAAATATTTACAATAGATATAGAAACTACTTGTGAAGATGGCTTTCCAGATGTAGAAAATCCTATAGAAGAATTACTTTGTATTACAGTTAAAAACCAATCTAACAAACAAATATTAACATGGGGAACTGGTGAGTATAAGACAGATAGACCAGATGTCACATATGTAAGATGTAAAGATGAAAAACATTTACTTATGGAGTTTATGAAATTTTGGTTAAAGAACTATCCAGATGTTATCACAGGTTGGAATACTAAATTTTTTGACTTACCTTATTTAATGAATAGAATTAAATTAATTACCAATGAAAAGGTTGCAAACAAAATGTCGCCTTGGAATATGATTGAGAAAAACGAGATTATGGTAAGAGGTAGACCTCAAACAACATACAGTTTAAAAGGTATTGTAATGTTAGATTATCTTGATTGTTATAGATGGTTTATACCAACAAGACAAGAAAGTTATAGATTAGATTATATTGGTGAGATAGAACTTGGTCAAAAGAAACATGAAAATCCATATGAAACATTTAAACAATTTTATACAAAAGACTTTCAAAAATTTATTGATTATAATATACAAGACGTAGAAATTGTTGACGCCTTGGAAGATAAACTTGGTTTGATTGAACTAGCATTAACTGTTGCATATGAATCAAAAGTAAACTATGATGATATATTTTCACAAGTAAGAGTATGGGATACTTTGATTGCTAATCATTTATTGGCAAAAAATATATGTATACCACCAAGAGAAGAACACGATAAAGATACAAAATATGAAGGCGCCTACGTTAAGGATCCAGTTGTAGGTCAGCATAAGTGGGTATGTTCGTTTGATATTAACTCACTGTATCCACATATCATTATACAATATAATATTTCGCCAGAGAAGATTATAGGCCATGATGGCTCTGGTCTTTCTGTAAATAAAATGTTAAAAAAGAAAATAGATTTATCTCATTTAAAAGATGAGAACGCATGTATAACACCAAACGGTGCCAAGTTTAAAAACGATAGTCAAGGTTTCTTACCAGAAATGATGGAAACAATGTACAATGAACGTGTCGTTTATAAGAAAAGAATGATTAAGGCGAAAAAAGAATATCAAAAAACACCAACACCAGAGTTATCAAAAGAAATTGCTAGATGTCATAATATACAATGGGCAAGAAAGATTGCCTTGAACTCAGCTTATGGTGCAGTTGGTAACCAATACTTTAGATATTATGATGTAAGACAAGCGAGTGGTATTACAACAGCAGGTCAATTCATTATTAGATTTATTGAGGAAAAAGTAAATGAATATATGAATAAGATATTAGAAACAGAGTATGATTATATTGTGGCCTCTGATACAGATAGTATCTATGTGACAATGGATAAACTTGTAGATCAAACTTGCAAAGGTAAGAACAACGAACAAATATGTAATTTTATTGATAGAGTTGTTGAGAGTAGAATAGAACCATATATTGAAAAGTGTTTTGCAGAGTTGGCTGAATATTCAAATGCATTTAAAAATTGTATGGTAATGAAACGAGAAGTAATCGCCAACAAAGGTATATGGGTTGCAAAGAAAAGATATATGTTAAACGTATTAGATGACGAGGGTGTCAGACTTGCAGAACCTAAATTAAAGATTATGGGTATTGAGGCAGTTAAGTCTTCAACACCACAAGTTTGTAGAACTAAAATTAAAGAGGCAATAAAAATTATAATGAATAAAGACGAAGAAACTTTACAAAATTATATTGCAGAATTTAAAAAAGAGTTTGACGAACTACCACCAGAGGCAATTGCTTTTCCTAGGTCATGTAATAATATTAACAAGTATAGAAACCCAGCGACAATATTCAGTAAGGGAACACCAATACACGTGAAAGGTAGTCTAATATATAACCATAAGATTAGAGAAATGAAATTACAAAATAGATATCCTTACATACAAGAAGGAGATAAGATTAAGTTTTTAAAATTGGTAGAGGCAAATCCATTTAGATTTGATGTGATTAGTTATATCACAACCTTACCAACAGAGTTTGATTTAAACAAATTTATAGATCGTGAAACACAATTTGAAAAAACTTTCCTAGACCCTATGAGGTTTATATTGCAATCAATTGGTTGGTCGCAAGAAAAGAAAGCAAGCTTGGAGGCATTTTTTGGATGAAAAAATATAAAGATAAGTTAGAAGACTTTTTTAAATGGGTCAAAGGTACAGATTTAGTTGAACTAGATGACATTGATGTATCAGAGGATCCTGTAAGACCTGAATTAACTTTAGGTTTTAGAATAATGCATGGTAGAAAAATATTTGGTCTAAAATACAATGATGAAATAGAGGCCATTGTTTGTATTGCATTGTGTCCTGAAGTACCATATACTGTAAGAGAAATGGATTACATGTCACAGGCGGCTAATCAAGATGGTCAACGTGGCGAGGTTGTGGTTGCATATACTGTATGGTCTCGTAAGAGAGGTGCAGGTAGAGAGATTATTTTAAAATTAAAAGAATGGGCTATACAAAATAAGTTTAAAAGATTGGTAACATTATCACCACTTACACCTATGGCCACGCACTTTCACATTAAAAACGGTGCAAAACAAGTACATATAAACGATGAGACTCAAAATTTTGAATACAAACTATGAAACCATTAGACATATCATTTATTTTTTTAATAACTTTACATTGGGCATTTTCTATGGGAATGTTGTTCGCTGTAAAAACTTCTTGGTCTATACCAAGATTTATATTGATATGTTTGCTTAGTAGGTATTTAATTATGAGTTATGGATATTAAAAAGAAATACAATATAATATACGCCGATCCTCCTTGGCATTTTCAGAATTGGAATAATGAGAATGCACAAACAAATCCTGATAAACATTATCCTACTATGACTATGAAAGACATAGAGAATTTACCAGTTGGAGATATTGCAGATGAGAATTGTGTATTGTTTATGTGGTGTACCGACCCTTTACTACACAAACAAATACCTATAGTTGAGAAATGGGGATTTGAATACAAGACGGTAGGCTTCACGTGGGTGAAGACAAATAAAAACAGAATTAAAAACTATTACTTTAAAGGTCCAGGTTATTGGACAAGAGCCAATACAGAGACTTGTATACTTGCAACGAAAGGTAAACCAAAAAGAGTTGGTGCCAATGTAGATAGATTAGTTGTAGAGGAACGTAGAGAACATAGTAGAAAACCGGATAGAATAAGAAATGATATAGTAACCTTATGTGGCGATTTACCACGTATAGAATTATTTGCTAGAACTTCTATGCCTGGTTGGGACGTATGGGGAAACCAGGTTGACAAATTTAATTAATTGTGGTATAGTATGAAAATGAAAACTTTAGATCAGGAACAAGCATTATATTGTGCTGGTATATTCAACGATTATTTTGAAAAGTTTGGTCGTATAGATGAATATATGAGAGATCAAAAGATGTCACAAATACAACATGTACCTACTGCTTTGCCTGGCATGGGTTTAGAAAGTACCATATATTCCAATTTTGATATGTCACCTAAAGACATGGACTTTGAGATATTAGAACCAGATAATGAAACATATGATACGTTATTAAATATGACATCTTCACACACTAATATGTCAAGTGTACCTGGTAAGAATTTAAAAATCGCAGTGAAAGAAAAGAATAGTGGCCAATGGGTAGGTTTTATAAGATGTGGATCTCCTGTTATTAATATGAAACCAAGAAATGAATTGTTAACTCACGTACCAGAATTAACAAGTTTCAATAAAACTTCCATCATGGGCTTTGTCATAGTACCAACACAACCTTTCGGTTATAATTACCTTGGTGGTAAACTGTTGGCCGCTATATGTTGTTCTCATACAGTTAGAGAAAAGTTAAATGCAAAATATGGTATGAACTTGGCATTATTTGAAACAACAAGTTTATATGGTAATAGTAAATCATCTAGTCAATATGATGGTATGAAACCATATTTAAGATATAAAGGTTTAACTGATAGTGATTTTATACCTTTGATACATGGTAAACCTTTCCATGATCTTGCAACGTTTGTTGAAAACAATGTAGGCAAACTTGTTAAAGATGACGCCTCTAGTAGAAAGTTAAAACTAACTACAGCAATAATTGGTTTAGTAAAAAGAAGTTTAAACAAAAGTGATTTAGAAAGATTTAATACAACCATTAGTAATGCTAAAAAATTAACAGAGAGAAAAAGATATTATGTTAGTGATTATGGTATCAAGAACTATCTAGATATAGTAAAGGGTAACACTAGCGACATAATTAAAGGCGATAATTGGGACAAATTTCACCTAAATAATATTATAGATTGGTGGAAAAAGAAAGCTGAGAATCGTTATAATAAACTGAAACAAGAAAATAGATTAAGAACTGAATTAGAAGTATGGACACCAGACGCAAAAATAGACATAATACGATAATGCCGATTTCAGAAAAAGATTACTACGATTTAAAGGAGTATTGGGATTTCCAAAGAATCCGTGAATATAACTATGAAAAACTATGTGAAGTATGTAATAATATTTCCAATAACTTCGTATTCAGTAATGGTAAACATGGTGATGA